GGGCAACTGAGAGATACGGGATCGACATCCTTGACAAAGAGAACATTGCTTGGAAAACCAAGTACCCAAACGTCTCAAAGAAAATCGATGAACTAGAAGCCAGAATCATTGAACTAGAGAAGAATAGTCACCCATGTAAAGAACTCCACGAGTTTGATGTGTGGCCCGAACTAGACCTTAGAATTAAGAAGTTAGAGAATAAAAAGTAATGCTCTACCTTGTGAAGAAGGTTTCAAGAGAGTTTCATGTCCTAGAGAAGTCTTCTGGGTTAAATCTCTATATCACCAAAAGTGCAGAAGATGCAAATAGAATGCTGTCGTTACTGAATGCAGGTAGCGGCTTTGATGGATATACGCCTGACTTCTTTGTTAAGGATGTTGCCCAAAAGAAAAGGCAACCAAAAGTTGCCTTCTCTAAATAGTTTGCGTGACTGGGAGGAACCCCACCTGCATTCGAGATGCTACCCCAGTTATTCCTTCTGTGAGTTGTTTAAAAACGTTCACACTTGCCTCTTGTGTTGTTACACATTCACACGCACCCATGCTGTTATTTATACATTTTATAATCTCATCTATAAACTATGTGAAAACTTCACAAAAATAAATAGCATCACCTACAACAATAAAGGGATGAAATTAATGTTCATGACTCCAGATGAAGGAGTCTTTCTAGATATTGAGGCTATGGAATTAGTAGACGGATGTATCAGTTCGTCAGTACCTATATACTTGATGGCTCAGTACACAAAAAACATTGAAAACGATCCTATATTATCAGAAAGATACCTCAAAAAATTGTCGAAAAAAATGCTTGACAATTGGGACAAAATAGTGCATAATCATAAACATCTAATCAGAGAGGACGATCTACTTAAGGTCAAATTTTCTGGTGAGTATCCGAAGCACACCCAAATGGGTGTAGATCAGATGAGGTATGTTTATTATGGTACTAAAAGAAGAAACCATTCGGGAAGTTAAGTACGCACTAGAAGAAGCGGAAATCCTCGAATCTGGACTCAGTGGCTACGATGCTATGAGAGTTCAGAAAAATGCCAGTAGAATGTCTGGCATACCCATTAAGTGGGTAAAAGAAGTATACTCTAAGGAGATGAACCGATGAGTATGCATATAATTAAAGGTGTTTACGCTCCAAAGTCAAAGAAGCGTAAGCCCAAAAAACTTGACATGAAAAAAGTCGAAGTTCAGTGGAGACAATACAACAAAGACATGAGACGCAATCACATGCATTCATGTCAGTTCGATACGCTTGATGAATACGTCTTGTATATATCAGGCAAACTAAAACCAAAGAAAAAGGAGTTTGTACCATATGAACCGACGACAACAGTTTATAAGCAGAATTATCAATCAGTCTCGGAGAAGAGCCCAGTTCATGGAATTCCAGACGGAGGAAGAAAAAAAGAAAGACAAGTCTACACAGGAGACTACATCGTCGGTATCGCCACAATGCATAAGTCCAATCTCGTTCCGGTCACAAGAGATCAAGACCCCGTAGAATATGCTACAATGAGGAGAAACTAATATGAATGATACAGAATTCTGGCTAAAAGTATCATTGACATTCATGATTTTGGGAATAGTAGTAGCAGTTGTTTATCACCAATGGACTGATTGTTTGGGTGAAAACTCAGTTCTTACGTGTGCAAGAATGCTTAACTGACAACTCATAAATAGTAGATAGAAACAAGAGGAATCTACTATCACATGAGTATGGAAGTATACGAAAAGATCGGAGAAAACCTGAACTCTATCGTAAAGATAAAGAATTATCAGGTTGCTCCTTTGTATCCAAAAGGTAAACCAGGAACAAACGACAAGTCTGTTCGTGAGTTTAGGCTTCAACTTATCAATAAGAATGACGATACAAGCCAAGCAGTAATTGATCATTTAAAGATGCAGTTACGCAAAGATACTAGTCTTGAGAGTGTGACTTTCAATTCCATATCTCCAAATAGTTCTAAGTTTCCTAGCTACAGTTTCACATTTAACGGTCTGAAGTTTGACATCATCATAGCAAGAGGTGCGAATGCAGGTGAAAAGTTTGAGGTAAGAACAGTTAAGACTCTTGACAACTACTTTAAAACTCGCACAGACAATGAAACTTCTGAGGTCGTGAATATGATGAGTGAGTCATATGCTCCCTTTGCTAACGCAGAAATCGTTAGTGCTGTGCAGAGAACTGGTGCCACTAAGAAAGAAGGCATACCGATAGATAAGCTTGGTGCGATTATCGGCGATATCATACTGACTGATAATCAAGGAAACCCATGGTACATATCACTCAAAGACATTAACGGTAATACTTTCAGTTCATACTCAGGTGCCGCTTCTTTGTTTGATAGAGAAGGTAATTTACAGCCCAATTCAGCTGGCGCTACCTTTCTAAAGACATTTGGAGTCGATCTAAACAAGGTCCAAGCTGGGTTTGATGAACGAGGTAATATAAATAAAGTTAGACCGAAACTCGCAGTACCTAGAGCCAACGCAAGAGAGATCGAAAAGATTTTCAATAGGGCATGGGGTATGAACTATTTTTATGTACGGCGTATGCGAACTGGGTGGAAAGTCTTCTGGTTAGGCAAAGATAAGCTGGATAAGTTATCTCAAAATATAAAGATTGATGATATAAGATATCCATCTACAAAGTCTAAGCAGATTACGATATTATGTAGTAATACTGTTGAAGACTATGTAATTGAGTTAAGAAATTCTAAAGCTGGTGAATACCCAAACGATACTAAATTCAAGGTTAAAAAATGACAGTCAGATTTAAAAGTTTTATTACCGAATCAGTCGGTGCAAAAGGACTAGCATACGAAAAGAAAGTTTTCGATGCAATGAAGTCTGCTGGAGTGAAGGGATTAGACGTTGGTAGTAAACCAGGTGCAGGATACAGTAATCAAGGCGCAGGTGATATTGAAGCATTATACAACGGTAAAGAATTCAATATCGAAATCAAATTAGACAAGAATGCTCAAATGGGCGGTACGTCTATACGAATAGATACATTAAATAAGACCCACACTTTAGTCAAACCGGATGCGGTAGACGATGACGCCATTCCATTTTTTATAGAAGCGGCAAAAAAGCAAGACAAAGCACTTAAAGAATGGGTCAACTTTATTCGTAAGCAAGAGCCAGTAGCATTTCACAAAAAAACACCATACACAATTCCTTTCGGTTCAGTCACTAAAGAAGCGTGGTCAGCGGCACAGAAAGCTGGCTATCTTGGTAAGATGAACGCAATCCAATCTTTCGACTCAGCAAAAACAATAGCTAAAGCATATAACCGAAAGAATGTGTATTATATACAAATCGGTAAAGCAGGTCTCTTTTATCTAGGAAGCAATCCCTTAAAATTAGATGTTCCAGAATATAAAGGATCTGTTAATATCGAATTTAGATTAGGACCATCTGGAAGTAAAGCAAGAAAAATAGAAGGCGAAGACTATCGTGTTGTTGGCGCTGGATATCGTTGTCAAGGCAGACTGAAGACTAATATCAAGTCTAAGTACAGTCTCGATAATCCCGAAGACGTAAAGAAATTATTTGGAGCATAGAATGCAACGCCTTTCATCATTTTTGACTGAAGACAAAAACACTCACATGGAACACCTCGAAGACAACTTGCTAAATGCAGGTGTCGATGGAGCAAGACAGTCTATAAACTATCTACGATCTCTACGTGATATGTTGGCAGGTAATTCTCGTTCCGCAGTTAATGTAACTGTCAAATGGGACGGTGCTCCAGCAGTGTTTGCAGGCATTGATCCTTCAGACGGTAAGTTTTTTGTTGCGAAGAAAGGCATCTTCAATAAGAACCCTAAGGTCTATAAGACTAAAGCGGATGTTGATGCTGATACAAAAGGTGATTTGAATATAAAAATGAATTTGGCATTGAAACATTTGCCATCTATGAATATTAAAGGAGTGATACAAGGTGATTTCCTATATGCGAAGAAAGATATTAAGAAAGTGGAGATTGATGGAGAATCGTATATTACTTTTCATCCTAATACGATTGTTTACGCTATACCAGCGAAAAGCCCGCTTGCTTCTAAAATCCTCAGATCCGAGATCGGTGTGGTTTGGCACACTAACTACAGAGGAAAATCTTTTGAATCAATGTCAGCGTCTTTTGGAGAAAAGATCGCAAGCAATCTCAAAGACACGAGGTCAGTCTGGTCAGTAGACGCAGTATATAAAGATGTAACTGGTAACGCCACAATGACAAAAACAGAGACAGATGCGGTTACTCTGCTATTATCAGCCGCAGGTAAACAATTCAATAAAGTAAACAAAGCAACGTTTGATGGCATAACAGAGAACGAAGAGTTGCTTACAAGAGTTAAAACATATCTGAACGTAAAAGTACGTGCAGGTGAAAAGATTGCAGATCCTTCTAAGTTTGTTACTGACATGGTAAGCTGGATCTATGAGTACTACCAAAAAGAAATTGACAAACTAAAGTCCGAAAAAGGTAAAGCCGGTAGAGCGGAAAGACGAAAAGAAGTAATGGCATATTTTTCAAACGTTGACAAGTCTCAAATTGTCGCATTGTTTGAACTGTATAATATGATCGTTGAAATAAAACTACTCATTATCAGTAAGCTAGACAAAGCAAAGGCTATTGGCACTTTCTTAAAAACAAAAGATGGTTATAAAGTCACAGAACAAGAGGGCTTTGTTGCAATCGATAGAATGGGTAAGAATGCAGTTAAGCTTGTAGATCGAATGGGCTTCTCAAAAGCAAACTTCTCAGATGAGTTCATCAAGGGCTGGCAGAAGTAAGTCATTTGCCGCATCACGGGTATTCGGATTTAGCATCACAAAAAATCACTTTTAGTGTATAAATAAATGTGTCAACAAGATTGACATAAACACAACATACACATAAGGAGATGAATGTGACGCAAATGGTACTTACTGCCGCAAGCTTTCTCAATCTATCATTCATCGTAGACATTTACATGAACGTAATGAAGCGATGGTCTGATCGAAGAGAAGTTAAAAGAACAATCAAAGAATTAAACAAACTTACAGACCGTGATCTAAGAGATTTAGGTATTAGTCGTGGAGAAATATATTCCGTAGCCACCGGAGCATGGAGCAGAGATTCTGAAATTCGTACAAATGAAAATTTACGGGGGTGGGTCTAATGACAGCTTTAGTAAGCAACTATGTATTTTCACCTTTATCGGGATTGTGGTCTTCACTAGATCGGTATTCGCAGATGGTGGGTTACTCACGGGCAGCGGCGGAACTCGCAAGGCAGGGTTACCACGAGGAATCGAAACAGTGCATGATGTATCTCAAAGAGGTCATGTCCAGTAAATGATAAATAGACTATGAAGTCTAACAAAAAGCAGGCTTCTTGCCTGCTTTCGCTTTTATAAAGGAGAATATTATGAATTGGTTAAAAAACAGATTAATGGAACGCACATCTTGGGATGGTGGAGTTCTTATCGCAGTTGGAGTAATCGCTCTTATGTTTCAAGGTTTAATCGGCTGGGCAGCATATGGTGCAATTGCTTATGGTATCTTTACATTAGTTAAATCAGAGGATTAATTATGGAATTTGTTGATATGACAAAGAATGAACTTGAGGCATATGGTCGCACAGTTGGCATTGAATTGGATAGAAGACTTACTAAAGCAGTGCTTATTGAACAACTTAATGAGCATATTGAAAATGCTGAAGTTGAACTTTCAGATGAATTGAGTGATCCTGTATATCTAGATGCAGAGATTGAAGAGGAAGATTTTCCAATAACTGGTGAAGATCATCCATTAATGCCAAAAGAAATGCCAGCTATTAAAGAAGAGCCTGTAGATCCTTTGGTTGCAATTCAAGCAGAAAAAGACGCAAGGCGTGGCATTCAAAACTATTCGGAAATGCTACGTCAAGCAGAAGAAAAATATCAGATACTAAAAGATAAGCGTATCAGTGCTGAAGTATTGGAACTAGAAGCACTTACAGAAGTGGAGGTTGCTAGAAAAAATCTAGCTAGTGTCCAGAAGGCATGGGAAGACAGTAAGGAACTACTGTAATTTATAAATAGTACATAACACATCGTTGTAGTAAGACTACGGTAAACCTACGATAGAGGAAAAGAAATGCAAGACGATTCTATGGAAAATCCAGAGGCAAACTCTGGTGAAGAAACGACTTCTAAAAAGAAGACGGATAAGACAGAGAAGCCAAAGAAGGCTTCGAAGAAAGTAAAAGATGAACTCTTAGTGAAGAACGCTATTGAGATCAATCCCAAGCTTGAAGAAGCTCCAAACAAGACAGTGGTTTTGGGTTGGGGCAGAATGAATCCAATTACTGTTGGACATGAAAAGCTAGTCAACAAAATCAAATCTGTCGCAAGATCAGAAGCGGCAACACCGCTGATCTATGTTTCTCATAGCCAAGACGCTAAGAAAAATCCTCTAGACTACGATGATAAGATCATGCTTGCAAAGAAAGCATTCGGCAACATCATCGTAAAGTCCAATGCTCGTACTATCATCCAAATCATGCAAGAGTTGCAGAAGAAATTCTCTAAGGTAATTCTCGTTGTTGGACAAGATCGAATCAAGCAATTCGATGAACTACTCAACAAGTACAACGGTAAAGACTACAACTTCGACAATATCTCTATTGTATCTGCTGGTGATCGTGACCCAGACTCAGAGGGAGTTGAGGGCATGTCTGCATCTAAGATGAGAGCCGCAGCCTCGCAAGGCGATTTCAAAAAATTCAAAACAGGTCTACCTCGAAGACTCCAATCAGATGCACAAGATGTATATGATATGGTACGTGGTGGCATGAAGATCGCTGAGATGCTAGAACTTGATGAAGCATTAACTATCCAACAAAGACGCATGAGAGCAATCACAATGCGTAAGTACAAGTCTAAGATTGCTCAAGGTCGCAGACGTATGGCTAAGAAAGCCGCTTCAATGGACAAGTTGAAGTTACGTGCAAGAAAGGCTGCCATTAAAATCATTCGTAAGAAAGTTGCTGGAAAGAAGGGCGAGAAGTACAATAGCCTATCTCCTTCTGAGAAGATGCTTATTGATAAGCGAGTGGCAACAAAGAAATCTGCAATCGACAGAATCGCAAAGAAGTTACTGCCAAAAGTCAGAAAAGCAGACCTTGCTAAACTGTCAGGTAAAAAGATAAATGAAGAGTTTGAATCATTCTTAATGAACGAAGAATTCACTGCACTGTTCGAAGAGCCTACTACAGGACAAGACCCAGATATCAAAGATAAGAAGGGTACACAGCCTGCAGTATACTACAAGGGTCTGGCAAAGTCAACTAAAGACAAGCGTGACGCACATTTCAAAAAGCATGGCAAAAAAGATGATGACGATAACTCAGCATACAAGCCTGCACCAGGTGATGCAGAAGCAGAGACTAAGCCATCAAAGCACACTAAGCGATATCATCAAATGTTTGGCAAAGAAGGCGCTGTTAAATTAGATCGCCGCTTTCGTGCATTCAGACAACGCAAAGAAGAAGTTGAACTAGACGAAATTACTATTAAAACTGATGCGGAAAAACGTCTAAAGACTCAACACAAAGATGAGAGAGAAAACCTTTCTAAAGAGCATGAGCGTGAAATGGACGCACTGTTGACTAGAGAGTTACGTAAAAAAATTACAAGTATCAACAAAGAAGAGTTTGATACCGATGATGCTCTAATTCAGTTTATTGAAGAGACTACAAACGACATCTTTGATCAAGTATCACTTGATGAAGCAAAGGGCAATGAAGGTCTAAAGAAGAAAGCTGAAAAGTCTGGAATGCCACTTAGCATTCTACGTCAAGTATATAACAGAGGCATTGCCGCTTGGAAAACTGGTCATAGACCTGGTACTACTCCACAGCAATGGGGCTTTGCACGTGTTAACTCTTTCATTACTAAATCATCAGGCACATGGGGCAAAGCAGACGCAGACCTAGCCGCTAAAGTACGTGGCTCTTCTAAGAAGGAAGAGATAGAAGAAAAGTTAAAAGTATCTGATGGACTTGGTGCATGGATTGATGACTTTAAAAATTCAGATGCGCCGCAGTTTGCAGGTAAGTCAGACAAGAAAAAACAGCAAATGGCTGTAGCCGCATTTGTAGACGCTGGTGGTGAACTAGACGAAGGTGCAGTATCTCCTGCACAACGTGCCGCTATTGCTATATCTAAGAAAGCAAAAGCTGGAAAGCCTGGATACGACAGTGAAGGCAAATCTTTAAAAGAAGATGATCCTTGCTGGGCTTCTCATGAGCAAAGAGGCATGAAAAAGAAGAATGGCAAACTAGTGCCTAACTGTGTGCCTAAAAACGAAGAAGTTTCAGTCGATGAGATGTTCGAGGAATTCGTAGAGAGTAAAGAGGCATCAGAAGGATATGTAGTAAACAAAGTTAAGTCTGTTACAGTTAATAAGAAAGCATATCAACACGCCCTAAAGACACTGAAAGACTTAATCACTCGTAAGAAGAAAGAAGCCGGCGGTAGAGGCATGAAGCATGGATCTGGTTACTATGCTCAACAGATCGCTAAGACTTACAAAAATGTTGACCACAAAGTATTGCACAATATGTTAGGTGAAAAGTATGTTATTGAAGTTGGAGGTGCAGGAGATAGAGGTACTGAAAAAGTTACTAAGCGTTACAAGAAAGATACTCCTGGTGAAAGCGTATCAGAGAGCGAAGGACCAGTGCCTAAGCCAATCTCTCAGATGACAGATAAGCAGAAAGAGGATCTAAGACACAAGCAAGCCGCAGAGCGTGAACGCAATCTACGTAGAATCAAGCAAGGCAATACTGAAGCAGAACGTAAGCGTAAAGCCGCTGATCGTGAGCGTAGACTAGCACAGAATATGAAAAAATTAAAGGATATGCGTAAATCTGATAAGTCTTGGGGTAAATCAAGCGCATTTGATCATCACGAGGAAGTAGAACTTGATGATTTATTCGAATCACATTTCAGCGAAGAAGTTACACAAAAACAGTTGAACGATTTAGAACGATTCGCTGATAGATTGCTTGACAAGTTTGGCATTGACGTAGAATTCACTAAGCATTTTGCAGATAGAATGAATGATGCCCGCAATAAGCCTGCTATCACAATCGCTGAACTTCAGAGAGTGTTTAAAAAGATCGCAAAGAACAAAGCGAAGAACATTCGTCAAAATCCTGACATTGAAGCAGTGCTTAAAGATATTCAGGCAGACTTGAACTTGCCTATCGTCATTAACTACGATAGTGAAAAGGACGAGTATGAAGTAGTTAACAAAACTATTATGCGTAAGAAGAACTTTGGTACATCAAGCAAAGTGATTAAGGTATGAAGAAGTTTAAAAACTTTGTAGCAGAACTTAAGGTCTATGAGCCTAAGTCAACTGACACTCTCGGATTTACGAGAGATAAGATGCCACAAGTCCGATCGCAAGATTATGATGGACTGATTAAGCATCTGAAGAAGAATAACGTGGGCGTCAGAAAAAGAAAAGTGCCTGCAAAGAGTTTGAAGCCTATTCAGAAAGAGTTTAACAAAGATAAGGTTGTAGGGGCAATCGCTAAGATCAAGACTCTTGGTCAAGCAAAACCTCTGATTGTGAGCAAAGATAACTATATCATTGATGGTCATCACAGATGGTTAGCCGCTAGAAATGTAGGTGGAGATATCGATATCATGCAAGCAGATGTGAAAGTCCATGAATTATTAAAACACGTGTACAGCTACCCAAAGACTTTCACAAAAAAGATACACGAAGGGAATGAAAATGTTTTGGAGAAAAAATAAAATGAGTAAATTTGAATTAACAAAAGAAATGCTAGGAGCAATGATTCCTACTAATAAAGAAGTAGACAAGTGGTATGATGCAATTGTAGAGATACTTCCTAAGTATGACATCACTACTCCTGAAAGAATTGCAGGCTTTATCGCACAGTGCGCCCATGAAAGTGGAGACTTTAAAAGCCTTGAAGAGAATCTAAACTATAGCGAAAGTGCATTGACTAGAGTGTTTGGCCGATACTTCGGCAAGCCACCAAAGCGCAGTGCAAAAGAATACGCACGTAATCCAGAGATGATTGCTAATTATGTATACATGGATGAATTCCGTAAATATAAAATGGGCAATGTTAAAGAGGGTGACGGATGGTTATTTAGAGGTCGTGGACTGAAGCAACTTACTGGTCGTGATAACTATACTAAGTTTGGTAAGACTGTAGGTATGAGTGCTGAACAAGCCGCTGAGTATGTAGCAACAGAAAAGGGTGCTATCGAAAGCGCATGTTGGTTCTGGAAAACTGCTAAATTAAATGCCATCGCAGATAAATGCGATATTGTTAAAATGACTAAGAAGATTAATGGTGGCGATATTGGCTTGGCAGATAGAACTAAGCGTTACAATGCCGCTATCGAAATTTTGGGTGGAAAGATTCCTGCTACCAAAAAGTCTAGCGTGAAGCATACGACTGTAGGTGTTGGAGACAGAGGAGATACTGTTGCGGCTGTACAGAAAGCACTCGGTATTGGAGCTGATGGTATTTTTGGACCTGGTACTAAGCGTACATTAAAAGCATGGCAAGCCGCAAATGGTTTGACTGCTGATGGAGTAGCTGGTCCTGTAACGTTAAAGAAACTATTAGGATAGTAAGATGATTAAAAAGTTCAGCGACTTTAGAACAGAAGCAAAAGACTCAGGCGAATACGATAACGAAGGTGGTATGGCTAAGACCCAACTGCGTGGTGTTATTGCTGATGCGGATCATATGATCAAGATGTTTGGTGACGATGACAATTTGCCAGAGTGGGTACAAAACAAGATCACTAAGGCAGCCGATTATCTAAATTCTGCTCATCGATACATGATGAACAAGGATGGAGAAGAGTAATGGCTTGGGTTACAGTTACAAATAACACAGAGTGGGAATACGATAATGCGGCAACAGCATCGGATACGTATTCAGACACTCCTGGTACTATAAGTGGTGGTATTAGAACGTTTACGTTACCTGGTGGTAACGCTAGACAGACATACATCAAGTGTAGAAAAACTAGTAACCCACCAGGAACAGGCGAACTAGACAAAACATATTGGGACGCACAATAATGAAAAAGTTTAAAAAATTTAACGAAGATACAATAGATGCCGTATGTGAAGAGTGCGACATTTATGCAGATTTGGTTTTAGAAGCATCTGAGTATGAAGGAAGAAAGGTTACGCTGAACGACCCTTTCAGACTTCCCAGCGGCTCTAAAAGAAAATTTGGAGTGTACGTTAAGAATGAAAAAGGTAATGTAGTGAAAGTGCAATTTGGTGATCCTAACATGGAAATCAAACGTGACGATCCTGCAAGAAGAAAGAGTTTTAGGGCAAGACATGGATGTGACAATCCTGGTCCGAAATGGAAAGCGAAATACTGGTCATGCTATCAATGGAGAGCAGGCTCAAAGGTCGATAACTAATAAATAGTAACATAATAAATTAAAGGAGAACACCATGTTTAAGAAACCAGAAAACATCAGACCACTACCAGACGGTATGGTAGATGCGTTCACTGCTAAAGTATCATCTCAGGGATATAAAATGCCTGAAGCAGAGCCTGTCGTAGAAGCTGAAGTTGAAGCACAGCCTGAAGAAGTATCAGAAGCAGTGGCATCACGTAGCGCAGATAAGACTAAGCCAGAAGATGGTGACACTAAAATGCCTAAAGTTGCAGATGTGACTCCAGAGATTGGCATGATCTCATCAAAAGATAAGGCAGCCAAGTCTGTAGAAACAGCAGTCAAAGCCGCTTCAAAGTCTCAGCACGAAGGATTTGAGATTATTCAAGATGGCGGTAAAGTAGAACTTGAAGACGTAGTGCAAGAAGCAACTATGGATGAGAAAGCTTGCGTTGGCGAAATGAAAAAGTTAAATGCTTCTTCATGCTCAAAGCACGAAATGTACAAGAGAGTGAGCGAGAAGTACGGTTGTTCAGAGGCAAAGTTTGAAGAACTATATGCTCAATATTGTAAAGAGACTTATGAAGGTGTTCAAGAAGACAACACTAATGACAAGTCAGATGATGGTGAAGGTATGGACAAAGTTCAACCTAAAGCTGTTAAAAAGAAGTTTGATGATCGTAAAGATAAAGACATCGATAACGATGGCGATGAAGACGAATCTGATGAGTACTTACATAAGCGTAGAAAAGCAATCTCTAAAGCGTTGGAGGACTAAATGTCTGATGAACTAAACGAAAAATTTAGTCCTAAGCAGATCAAGCAAGCGATTGGTATTGCGTCTGATAAACGATATGCTGGTGGTAATATGACTGGTGCAACAAAGACTATCGAAAAATTAGCAAGAGGTCTATCAGATCATCCACAAGTTAGGGCGGTACTTAAGCGTCAAAACGAAGATGTGAATGAGAAGTTCGATCCTGCTGATCTTGACTTAGTTGCAACTGACAAAGATAAGGCTAGTGCTAAGATGAACATCATCATGCAGTTACGTAAAGCGGCTGATGTCAGAGGCAATCTACCTATTCAATTTGCTGACGGTAAGAAAGCTAAGTTGCCTCCAAAGGTTATTGAACTTGCGCTTAAGAAGTTTGCTTCTTTCCGTAAGCCAGATAGTAAAGAGAAACTTCAAACTGCAATGGGCAAATCATACAAAGATATGGTACATGCTCTGAAGACTATGCGTGAAGAAGTTGAACTTGACGAAGGCGTAGACAAGGCTAAGATTCAAAAGCAAATCGACCAAGCAGAAAAGTATCTTAAGACTTTCTTTGGTAACACATCTTCTGTTAAGATGAAGAAAGTTGCTATTCAGAGAAAAATTGATAAGCTGAAAAAGCAACTCAATGAAGCAACTGATGAAGATTACTGTGACTGTGGTTGCGAGTGTGGTAAAAAAATATGCGAGTCATGCGGTAAGCCACATAAGCCAGAAAACATCAAAGAGTCTAAGATGGCTGGATGGGTAGCAATTTATAACGGCAAGAAAGTAGAGATCAAAAAGAGTGAAGCAAATGATCTATACGGAGCCAAAATGAAGGCTGCCAAGATGCTAAAAGTGCCTAAGTCTAAGATGGGTCTTCTAGCTATCAAGCCTGGTTATAACGAAGAGGTTGTCAATGAAGAAGTCCAACAAGACCTTCAAGAAGCGCCTAATTACAAGCTCTATCATAACACTTTTAGTGGTGCAGTGCAAGAAGCAATTGCAGTTGCTAAGAAAAAGGGATTTGATGTTGATGAAGACGATTGGCATGATAAAGTTGCTACTGGCCCTAGAAAGCCTAGCAAAGATAAGACCAACTCTTACTCAATCAAGTTGATGAAAAATGGCAAGCCAGTTCGTCAAATGCTTCAGATTCAAGTATATAATATGGGCGCAAAGTACGAACTGAACACTTACGTACAATAAATAAGATTAAAGAACCATTAATAAAGGAGAAATAAAATGGCACTATGGGGAACAGTTGATACTTTAGCGGCAGCGCCGAAGTGGGAAACAACTACTGTAACTTTCGATTCTACGTCTACTAGCGTTGTTGTGGCCGCATCTGATACTATCGTATTATCAGAGCATGGTTTAGCAACCGGTGACGCAGTAACTTATTCAGATGGCGGCGGCACTGCTGTTGCAGGTCTGACTGATGCTACTGTATACTACGTCAATCACGTAGATGCGAATACAATTAAACTATACGATACTATGACGAACGCCGTCGCAGGTGGAAATACTGGCCGATTAGATATCACTGGTGTTGGTGTAGGTACTGCACATTCTGTTCAGCGTACACCTTCTGATATCTACTTTGTAGACACTACAGAAGCCGGCATCGCCGCTAACAGAGCAAAGGGTCTTCAAACACCTGGTTGGGTTGAGTACAATACTAAAACTGTACCTGCTACTGTTGTAACATTTGATGCAACACAAGCAAGCGTGGTTGACATTGCTACTGATGTTATTAATCTCGCAGGTGGAAGCGAGCATTCATTTGCAACTGGTGAAGAAGTAACTTATGCTGATGGTGGCGGAACTGCAATCACTGGGTTGACTGATGGAGATAACTACTTCGTAAGTAATGTTGGACCAGGTATGATTAAGCTTTATTCTTCTGCGGCAAACGCAAAAGCAAAAGGCGCAACAGGTCTGGTTAACTTGACTGCTGTTGGTGTGGGCACAGCACACACTCTTACCGCAGCCGCTGGAGCAGTAACTCGCAATGTTGTCGAAAACATCTGTCCAATGAAAGTAGCCGCAGGTACTGCTGGTGACGTTGGTGTTGACGGAACTGATGACGCTGTAGTAGCTGATAGTTAATCCACTGGCAGTTATAAATATATTGGAGAGCAATGAAGCTCTCCAGTATAATAACTAAAGGTGAATAAACTATGAAACTTGACGAAGACAGCTTTCTGTTGTATGCTGCCAAATATTACGATATTAGAATGGCCGCTTCAGCAGAAGAATTTTATGACGATCTAAAACGATTTCAACATTTAAAGAGATTGTTTAAGAGATACGAAGATGACGATGATCTAAAAGTACGTTTGATATTGAATCATCTTACTGTATTATATAACTGTTTTGGTCAAGCGGCAACTACAATGTTATTCTTTAAGTTAGAAGACTACCATCAGTATTTAAAACCGTTTGTAGTCTTTCTAGCTTTCATGCCAGAAGTAGTTGAGTATAGCGACAAAAAAATAATTTCATCTGAAATTCCATTGGATATCAGAATCATAAAAGAGTTAAGAGAGATATGATAGTCGACCTTTTTTTAGTTTATCAGTTTATACGTAGACTTGCTACGCCCTTCAAAGAGTGGAAGGCGTATGAGTTGGGTATCATAGACGAAAAAGGTAATCAACTCAAAAAGCGTAGAGAGTTCACTACACGTGAAGAAAAAGATTCTTATGGCATCTTTGATATTATGATCACAAAACTAAAGAGACTAATCGAAAAAGTGCCTGGTGGTAAAACGAGATTGGGTTCATATGCAGCCGCTCTATATCTTATCAAAGAGCATAACAGTATTATGGAGAAAGGGGAGACGCTCACGGAAGAGCACCTTGAGTCAAAATTAAACGAGTACATGACACTCGTTGAAGATAGTCAACTAAGCGTTGACGAACTATTTGAAAGGGCTTTCGAAGAAGATGCACCGGCAAATTCAGCAGGCGGTGGTAATATCGCAGGCATAGGAGTTGGTCCAGACGGAGAGCCAGGGTTATCAGTATCACAACAGAAGAAAAATCGAAAGAAGAATACTCCTGTTGTGAAGAGGTTCAAAGACCAAGTTTTGCTTGGATCAAATACTAAAGGCTAAAGATGAGTGACTTAAATACTGTCAGGACAGATGTAGAGATCCTGAAGAAAGATGTGTCTAACATACAAGGACTATTATCTCGACTGGACACAGCAATCGATAAGATCGCTGATGCATCTAATGGCATATCTAAAATTTTAGCAGTACACGAAACTCAGATCAAAGAGACAGAGGCATCACTCGTTGAACGAAAGAGGCTAGCAGAAAAGGAAGTTGAACTTCTACATAGACGCATCTCTGATATGAAAGAGGAGAGTGTAGAAACGGATAGACGCAATCATAGTGAGATTATATCTAAACTTGACAATATGTCTTCAGAAGTCTCAGGCGAGTTGAAAAGTATGTCTGAACGTGTTACAATACTCGAAAGATGGAAGTGGTGGATTATGGGTGGCTCTTGGGTCATCGGATTTGTAATTGCCACTCTACTGCAAGTTGGCGGCATCATAGAACTTTACAAGTAAATTATGTCTTGACACCACGCTCCAATAGTGTATAATGACAACTATAGTCTAATATAACACCGGAGCTTCATTTGAACATTACAGACCTCAAGTACGCAGGGATCTTATCGACTCGCCTCGAGCGTTTCTCTATCAAATCATACTCACCATATAGAGCAAACATGCGTTGTCCTATCTGTGGTGATTCCCAAAAATCAAAAACTAAAGCACGTGGTTGGATTCTAGAAAAAGAAAACAATGCCATTTACTACTGTCATAACTGTGGTGCATCTCATGGTATGCGTAACTTCTTACGTGCAGTTGATCATAACCTATACAATGAATACGTTATCGATACTGCACTTGAGCAAGGTGAGCGAAGAGCAATCTTTGATAAGAAGAAAGAAGAGCCAATCAAGCCTCTAGACAAGCTCCAGATGAAGGCGCCTAACTTTCGAAAGAAGGGTTCTCCACTACTCAAAATAAAAAAGATATCTCAGCTAGATTTTTCGCATAAAGGTAAGATTTATGTGCAAAATAGACAGATCCCGGCATCGAAACAATATAAATTATATTACGCTTCTAAATTTAACGAATGGGTAAACTCAATCATTCCAGGCAAGCTTCCTACTGTAGAGTACGATAGAGCCAGACTGATTATGCCATTCATAGACAAACAAGGTAATATGTTTGGATTTAATGCTAGAGCGTTTCGTGATGATGAACTAAGATATATCACTATCATGATTGATGAGACCATGCCCAAGATATTTGGGTTAGACGATGTAGACTTTACTCAAAAATACTATGTAGCAGAAGGTCCAATAGACAGTCTATTTCTGAGTAACGCAGTCGCTATGGCTGGCGCAGATGGCAATGCTAACGGACTTGAGAACATCGAAAACGCTGTGTTCATATTTGACAATGAACCTCGAAACAAAGAGATTGTTGCCCGTATGGAAAAGTGTTTAGATAAGGGATATAAAGTTTGCATTTGGCCTAAAAATGTATTGCAAAAAGACATCAATGATGTTATAATGACTGGAGTTACACAAGCTTCACTTGAGTTGATTATAGATAACAATACGTTTTCTGGTCTAGAAGGCAAATTACAATTAACTTACTGGAGAAAATGCTAATGAATGGAGAAGTGAATTGATCAGAGCAATATTTGCATGTGATAGAGAAGGCGGCATCGGCAAAGCTGGCACCTTACCATGGAAACATAACTCAGAAGATTTGAAATGGTTTAGAGGATGTACAGACGGTGATGTTGTAATTATGGGCAGACGAACTTGGAATGATCCAAAAATGCCCAAACCCTTACCCAATAGATATAACGTTGTCATTACTTCACAGCGCATTGATGCTGGACCGAACGTAGTCTTTAAAGATGAAGCTACTGCAATTAGACACGTTGAAAAATTTGAACAAGACGTTTGGGTAATTGGTGGCAAACACACATTTGATCTGTTGATGCATTTATGTGAAGAAGTGTGGATTAGTCGTATCAATGGAATTTATGATTGTGATACACGCATAAGTGATCTAGTAGATTTCGAACTATACTTTAAGTCATATGATGTGGATAAAAATTTACGTATTGAAAAGTATAGAAGATCACCATGAGAACATATTTGGATTCATTAGATGACGTCCTGACTTGGGGCGAAGAGAAGAGTGATCGCACTGGAGTAGGAACAAAAAGCATTTTTGGCTATCAAATGCGATTTGACCTGACTCAAGGATTTCCTGCTGTTACAACAAAGAAGTTAGCATGGAAATCTGTTGTGGGTGAACTGCTTTGGTTTCTCGAAGGCTCTATGGATGAGAGAAGACTGGCAGAAATAACTTACGGTAAAGATAGATCAGAACTAACCGCAAAGCGAACTATCTGGACTGATAACGCAGAGAATCAGGGCAAAGCACTAGGATACTCTGACGGTATGTTAGGTCCAGTTTATGGCTTTCAATGGAGAAACTTTGGCGGAGAGATATACAATAGTTCTCCACATCTGAAGGGTACTGATCAGATTGAGTGGCTTATCAATGAGATAAAGACAAACCCAGATAGTCGTAGATTGATTCTAAGTGCATGGAATCCTAATCAAATCGACAAGATGGCTCTACCACCGTGTCATACATTGGCGCAGTTTTATGTTAGTAATGGAAAGTTGAGTTGCCAGATGTATCAGAGAAGCGCAGACTTGTTTTTAGGTGTACCTTTTAACATTGCAAGCTACTCTTTATTGACTCATATTATAGCCAAAATAACCAACTTAAAGGTACAGGATTTTGTACTTACCGTTGGTGATGCACATATATATACTACACACTATGAAGCAGTGAAAGAACAACTCAAGCGAAGCCCGCAAAAGTTACCCACACTGAAAATCATTAAAGACTTTTCTTCTATTGAGGAAGTGTTAGCCTTGGACGTCTCTGACTTCCAGCTTGAGAACTATAACCCATTAAGTGCCATCAAAGCAGAAATGGCCATTTAGAACGGAACCAAAAATGACTATAAAAATCGATAAGACAAAAGACGATCTCTTAGCAAACTATGCTGTAGGAATGCTAAAGGATTTCTATCTAACAGAATACGAATCATCACCTCAAGAAGCATACAAACGTGCATCTACTGCGTGGTCGAAATACAAGGATGAAATGGATGAAGACTTAGCACAGCGATTATACAATTATGTATCAAACAAGTGGTTCATGTTTGCTTCGCCTGTTTTGTCTAACGCTCCGAATGGATCGAAGCAGGGCAAGGGAATGCCCATCTCTTGCTTTCTAACATATGTTCCTGATACCCTAGAGGGTCTAATCGATCACACTGCTGAGTTGCGATGGCTATCTGTATATGGCGGTGGTGTGGGTGGTCACTGGTCTGATGTTCGTACAGTAAGTGATATCGCTCCTGGTCCTATGCCGTTTCTGCATACAGTTGATGCCGATATGATTGCGTATCGTCAAGGTAAAACACGCAAGGGTTCTTATGCGGCTTATATGGATGTATCGCATCCAGACGTTATTGAATTCTTGAATATGCGTATTCCTACAGGTGACGTACAGCGTAAAGCACTTAATCTACATAACGCAATTAATATCTCTGACGCATTTATGGATGCTGTTTCAAACGGCACAACTTGGGATCTTAAAGATCCAAAAGATAACAGAGTTAAAGAAACTGTAGATGCCCGCAAGCTATGGGAACGTATCATTGAAACACGCTTTCGTACTGGTGAGCCATATTTAAACTTCATTGATACCGCTAACGCTGATTTACCGCAGAACTTAAAAGACTTAGGTCTTAAGATCAACGGATCAAATCTATGTAACGAAATTCATTTACCTACAAGCGCAGAAAGAACTGCGGTTTGTTGCCTATCTTCATTAAACTTGGAGTACTATGATGACTGGAAAGATACTTCCATTGTGCGTGATCTTGTTCGGATGCTTGATAACGTCTTGCAATATTTCATCGAAAACGCACCAGACACTATCACTAGAGCAAAGTATTCTGCATCAAGAGAAAGAAGTATTGGTCTCGGAGCAATGGGATTTCATTCTCTGTTACAAAAACACGGAGTTGCTTGGGAATCCGAACTCGCAAAAGAAATTAATACAGTGGTATTTAATCACATCAAAGAAGAAGCAGTCGCAGAAACAGAACTGCTTGCGGAAGAAAGAGGAGAATATCCAGATGGAGAAGGAACGGGGAGAAGAAATTCCCACCTTCTTGCGATTGCGCCTAATGCCTCAAGTGGCGTAATTTTATCTACAAGTCCCTCAATTGAGCCTCTAAAAGCAAATGCGTACACTCATCGTACACGTGCTGGTTCTTTCTTAGTTAAGAACAAGTACCTCGAAGAGATACTTACAGCGAAGGGAGAGAATAACGATGCTATATGGACATCTATTATTACAAAGAAAGGCTCAGTACAACATCTACCGTTTTTGACTGAAGGCGAAAAGGCAGTATTTAAGACTGCTGATGAATTAGATCAAAACTGGGTTGTACAGCATGCCGCAGACAGACAAAAGTTTATCTGTCAAGGGCAATCAGTTAACCTATTCTTCCCATCAGGAGCACCTAAATCCTATGTCAATCAAGTGCATCTACGTGCATGGAAAGAAGGACTTAAGGGACTATATTATTTACGTACGGAATCAAAGCAGAGGGCTGAAAACGTTAGTGAGAAAGTAGAAAGAGTTGCTTTACAAGGCGACAAAAGAAATATCGTATACTCAAAGAAAGATTGTCCGTTCTGTTCGATGGCAAAAGAAGAGTTACGACTAAGAGGTATTCCATTCGACAGCATTGATCTTGTAGAGATTGGTAAATCAGCCGCTGAAGTCACAGGTCGAAAGGACGTTAAATCTGTACCACAAATATACATTGCTGGCGAGTATATTGGTGGATATAACGAATTGTTAAAATTTTTAGAACAGCCAGTAGAAATTGAAGACGGCGATGAATGCCGTGCATGTGAAGGTTAAGGAGAAATAAATGTCACTACTAGAATTTTCAAAAAGCTATCGCCCATTTTTGTATCCATGGGCAGTTGAGTTAACAAAGAAACACGAAGAAATACATTGGGTTGAAGATGAGGCTGAGTTGTCTGAGGATGTACAAGACTGGAAGACGAAGCTGAGTGAAGAAGAGAAAGATTTTATTGTACAGATTTTGAGACTGTTCACGCAGTCAGACGTACAAGTCGGAGAGAACTACCACGAACTTATGATTCCTAAGTTTAAGAATAATGAGATTCGTAATATGCTGTCTTCATTTGCGACACGTGAAGGTGTGCATCAACGTGCATATGCATTGTTGAATGATACACTTGGTCTGCCAGATGAAGAGTTTCACACATTCTTAGAGTATAGTGAAATGGCAGATAAGCTAGACTTCATGGCTCAAGGCAATATCAATACACATACAGGACTAGCACTAGTGCTTGCTCAATCTGTGTTTAATGAGGGCATGTCATTGTTTGCCTCGTTCGTAATGCTACTGAACTTTCAGCGTTTCGGTAAGATGAAAGGCATGGGAACAATTGTAGAGTGGTCTATACGTGATGAGACAATGCACGTTCAAGGTAACGCAAAGCTGTTTCGTGAGTTCACAGATGAGCATCCACGTATCGTAAATGACGAACTGAAGTCTAAAATCTATGAGATGGCAACCAACTCAGTGAAACTAGAGGATAAGTTCATCAAACTTGCATACAAAAATGCTGGTGTCATTGAAGGACTATCAGAAGAAGAAGTGAAGCAGTACATCCGTCACATCGCTGACCGTAGACTACTTCAATTAGGTATGAAGCCTAAGTTCAAAGTCAAAGACAATCCACTACCGTGGTTAGACTGGGTACTGAATGGCGCTTCACATGACAACTTCTTTGAAAAGCGAGTTACTGAGTATTCAGTTAACGGCATGGAAGGCGAATGGGGTTGGGACGAGAACACATCGGAGGGTGAAGTTTGTGGTCTTGATGGACAAGGTTGTCCAGCCTGATGAATAAGTGGCAGAGTGCTTATATGGATACGGCAGAGAGGTTCGCTTCTCTGTCTTCTGCCCAAAGATTGAAAGTTGGTTCGATTGTTGTAAAAGATAATCGAATCATTTCTATTGGCTATAACGGTATGCCAGCCGGTTGGTCAAACACTTGCGAAGAGATAACTGGAGATGATGATTTTGGAGTGCCTCTAACAAAAACAAAACCAGAAGTCATTCACGCAGAAGCAAACGCAATATCAAAGTTAGCAGGATCAAATGAAAGCGGTAAAGATGCGACTATGTACATTACCCATGCTCCTTGTATCGAATGCGCTAAGATGATATATGCTAGTGGTATAAGTGCAGTTTTCTACAAGCATAAGTATAGGGATGAGAATGGCATTCATTTTCTAGAGAAATGTAAAATAAAGGTGGAGAAGTTATGAAAAGACAAGAAATATTTTGTGACTATTGTGAAAGTGAGTGTACAGTAGAAACCCTCAACATGGAAGATCCTATTTTATATTGTCCCATATGTGGTAGCGAAATCGATCACGATGACGATGACTACGATGATTGGGATGAAGATGAAGAGGCATGGAATTAGACATGTGGCATTACGGTGAAGCTGAGTTCACCAGTGACATGATAGAAGATTATGTTGGATTTGTTTATGTTATCACTGACCTCACTAATAAGAAAAAATACGTAGGAAAGAAACTGTTTCAGTCCACACGTAGACTCGCCCCACTTAAGGGCAAAACACGCAAACGCAAAGTTGTCAAAGAATCAGACTGGAAAGATTACTTCGGATCAAGTGATGAAGTTAAACTTTTAGTCGAAGAGAATGGCAGAGACTCCTTTCATAGAGAGATTATTCATCTATGTGATTCAAAGGGAGAGATGTCTTATCTTGAGGCAAAAGAGCAGTTTGACAGAGAAGTGTTGCTGTCAGACGAATATTATAATGGAATTATAAATTGCAAAATACATAGGACACACGTAAAAGGATTAAGAAATGACCAATAAAGAAAGGGACAAGATAGTATCAGACTTCAACAAAAAGTGGAAGTATCGATACGATAAAGAGCAATATGGTATGGCAGATGCTTGGTGCATCATTCGCAATGAAAGCGAGTCCGGCAAGTTTGAAGGTGACTGCGAAGACTACGCTTTGTCGCTATTATGGCGAATTTGCGATAAGAAGGACTACAAAATGTGGTGGGCACTTATCACTAGACAAGCGGGTATCTGTGGTGTAGGTTCATCTAAGACAAAGATGACTCATGCTGTATTAAGATATAAGGGCGAGTATGTAGATAACTGGACTAAGAAGTTTGGACCAAAGTCTGCTATTGAAAAGAACCATACGTTTCACTGGCTATACGGTTATGGATTACTACACTTTACTGTCATCAAAATGTTAATGAGTAAGATCGTTCGAACTATTAAAGGCATCAAACGCTAGAAAGGACTAGAAGATGTATACTCCACTACCGTCTTGTGTAACAATCAAGAAGTCAAGCATACACGGACTTGGACTATGGTGTGTAGAGAAAATAGAAGCCGGTCAAGAGATCGGCTTATCTCACTTCTATTGGGGCGAAAAGATTATGCGTACTCCATTGGGAGCATTCTACAATCATAGTACCACTGATGATAATATTGAGAAAGTGCGAAAGGATAGTAGATTCTTTATGGTAGCCAAACGTGACATATGGCCAGGTGAAGAGATTCTATGTAACTATACTTTCTATGACCCTACGTGATCACCAATGTGTTTGATGTAGGCATCAATGCTGTGATCTGAGAATGAATCGACTTTGCCTTGCTTTAGCCCCATCCACAATCCACGAAACTTATCTTTCACTCTTTGCCAACCAGTAGGATTTCTTACTTGTCCATAAGCATTGATGTAATGCTCTAATCCATGATGAGTGTAACCCATTAACTTGAGTGGGACTGTTGTTACGATATCGTTGTTATTTCTCCAACGATGATGCACAACTCCTAAACTATTACAGTATCCTTTCCAACCTACTCTAGGTGAGCCATATGTGAATAGCATAACAGGGTCATTTAATCTTTCTTCGTGCTTGCATCGACTTGCCATAATAGTAGCCATTGCCGCACCTAAAGAGTGTCCACAGAACCAAAGTTTACGTGAAAGATTTTGCTTACGATCAATGTCTTCGCAGATCATAGGCCAAATATCATCAACTTCTTTTTTGAATCCACGATGTACACGTGAGATAGTTTCTGCTACAACTGGCATTGCCTGAAGGTCTGCCTTGATGTCGCCAAATTCTGTTGGCTGAGTGCCTCTGCAAGCAATAACTAGATCGTACTTATTCTGAAATCTGTATGCTTGAGCGCCATCACGATTGTAGAACTCTGTCGTTGTAAATCCAAGTGATCTGGCTGACTTCTTTGCTTCTTCTGGAGCTAAGTATGCAATTGCTGATAGTCTAGCAAAAAGCAATGATCTCTGGGTTACGGATAGTTTAGTTATAGAAGTCATAATCTCCTCAATTGGGCTTGTATTAATATTATAAGTATTTATAAGATTGTTGTTGACAAAACAGAAAAAATAGTGTATAGTTATACTATTAAAATATGTTAAGAGGAATAATTATGGATCACAATGATGTTACTGATAAAGATTTCATTCTATCAACTCCTCAGTCAGACTTTAGAAGTTGGTGCAACGCACTATGGCAAGAACACAAGATAGAAGTGTTCAACTGGACTGGTAAAAGCGTTAACTATACGTCACAGCAGTTTTTCTCTAAAAATAAGTGGTATATCAAATCACTCTATAAATCAAAAGGAAAAGACAGATGGGAATTTTAGAAATATTGTTTTTCTCTGTGATAACGTACTTTGGCGCCAAAGCCTTGTGGATAAGCGCCTTAATCATCGAAGAGCGAAAGCAGAACTATAGAGCTGGAACTCACGATTACTATGGCAATAAGATCGAGGATGAGTGAAGCTATGACATCTATGGAGTTTGCCCTCATTCTTATGTTCTGTATACCCGTAGTTACATGGTACATAGCAGTTTGGCTAACAGACTACTTTGACGGTAAAAAATAATAAAAAGTGTAAAATAAAGGTTGACATTCTGCGTGAACCTGTTATTATATACAAGTAATTGAGAGAAACGGACTTATTAACTGATGTACGAAGCGTTAAAATTTGCAACTAAGATGCACGAAGGTCAAGTACGGAAGTACACTGGTGAAGAGTATATTACTCACCCAGTTGCTGTTGCTGACATTGTTGAGATTTACCTTGACAAGAAAGGCTACAGCGAAGAAGATATCATGATGGCTGTTCAAGTTGCACTTCTCCACGATACAGTCGAAGACACTGTAGCGACTATGGAAGACATCGAAGATAAGTTCGGTGATGAGATTGCGAAAGGTGTCTGGTTCTTGACTAAGACTCCTAACTATGTTGGGAATCGAAAGTTTCGGAAAGAGTTGTGTGAAGCACGGTTGCGGGAAGCACCCGAGATCATTCGGATCCTGAAGACTGCTGATATGTTTCACAACAGCCTGAGCATCGAAGAGCATGATCCAAAGTTCTGGAACTTGTTTAAAGAAGAGACTGTTAGCCTTTTGATTGCTATGGATACCCTTGAAGTCATGGGTGAACTTGAAGAGATGAGGAAGAATGATGAAGTATAATCGTGCAATAACTGTTTTAACCCGTAGAGCAACTGAGTTCTACGGTAAAACCTTTGAATGGCTTGTTGATGCTATGGACAAAGGCTTTGATGAGAACTTAACTGTTACTGAAGCTTATAACGTTTATAAGCGAGAAAAGTAAAAAAAGTTCATTTTAGGGGTTGACAATACCATTCGGATGTGATACCTTATATAAGTAATCAGAGAGAAAGTGATCAAAAATGATAGATTTTATTTCAGCAGATAACGCCATGATTCAGATGTTTGACGGTGACAACATGGTTGCCGAAGCGAGTACTGCAAAATCAATCTGCTACTTCATCCAAGAATACGGTCTTGCAGAGTCAGTCTTTGCTTCGTCTTCTGTAGACTTTGCCAGCGAGTACGGCTTTGAAAACGATGATGCCGCAATTGAATTGTGGGAAGCCGGTGTGAAAAAATTCGAAATGTCTGGAGTTTGATATGACTGAGCAATTCAAATCTTTTATGAATTCCCTCTGGAACTGCACCGATGTTGTGGTACCAGGTATGGGCACCATCGTCTCTACACGTGCTAAGTATGGCACTGATATTCAAGCTACCTGCTTTGATGGTGAGGAATACTCCCTCATTGATGGGTCAGAACTTTTTGTACAATTCCCAAATTTATTTGAAAAAAGGGGTTGACATTATCCATTTTATATGTGATAATATGTACATAATGAAAGACAAGGAGTTAGATATGAATGAAGCGATAACAAACCTGCTTGAAGAAATCAAGAAAGATTACCTCCAGTGGACGCAGAGATGTGCGTATGCCAGAGGCAACGAAGAACTCACAGAGATCAATCACAATATGATTGCCGAGTTCAACGAAGGTCTTCACTACGAAGAAGGCAGAAAGTACATCAAAGTGATCACTGGTGGCAGTGTTTGGGGCTTTGTGATGAAAGCAGATGATGCCAAGTTTAAAGCTGGTGACATCTTGAAAGCCGCTGGTTGGGCTGCCCCTGCTAGAAACAAAGCAAGAGGCAACGTGTTTAACGATTTAACTTGGGTCAACTGGACCGGCCCTGCTTACTTGTAAGGAGATTTGATGTCTAATTTATATAATGATAGCCTGCTTGAGAACCTCTTTCTAGAGGGTCTTGAGTTAGGGCTAAGTGACGAACAAGCCGAAGCTTATGCTTGGGCTAAGTTCGAGGAGATGAGCGTATGAACGCCGAAACTGTCGAAGAGATAACCATCCTTCAGAATGCACTTATAGCACTAAACGAAGGTGCAAGTGATGAGAAGCGAATGGCTATGGAAGCACTAGAGAATATGCTTCTGAATAAGGTTCAATCACTTTTGGAGTTTGAGAAAAATGCCGATAGTTCCAATTGAATCTAATCAACTGCCAGTTCATGGTGGTCCGCAAGATCGTGGTAGCGCAGATGCTTACTATGGTCGTGCTTATAGCCCACACTGGTATCCATTAGGTACTGGTAAAGGTGAAAGAATTGAGAGTATCAATATGTCTGACTCTGAAATTGAAGAGTATAAATATGGATACGATAATGAAGAAGACCGTAAAGATTACGGCTGAATGTGAGGTAAACAATGAATGCCGCAAGTGGCATACGTGCCCGAAATGTTGAACGACTGGACGAAGTCCAGCGTTTAATGGAATCTAATGCTCACCTGACTGATGGTGAAAACTACCAACGCTTAGAAGAATTACTCTCTAAGCTTTCAATGTATTTTAACGTTCTGACCGATGAAGATAGGGATTATATTCAAGCTTGTCACTACGCAATCGATGAAAAGATAGACTGGTCTGTCTAATGCTTTATGTCCCCGTAGTTCAGCTGGATAGAACAACGGTCTTCTAAACCGTAGGTCACAGGTTCGAATCCTGTCGGGGACGCCAATTTTAAGAAAGGATCAATAATGATCAAGTCACGTAACACATCAACCTTTAAAGCTTCAATCACAAATGATGAAGTTGGATTAATTATGGCTGAAGTTATGGAAAGGTGTGATGGTATTGAACGCAAGCTTGACATGCTTATAGCTAAACAAGATGCCAAACTTTGCCAATGCGATGAGGAAGAGTCTTACCTCGATAAAAAGATTAAGTTTGATAATATGCTCCCATGATGGAATCGGTAGACATAACAGACTTAAAATCTGTGGCTTTAAAGCGTCCCGGTTCGAGTCCGGGTGGGAGTACCAAAATGAAGAAGTTGTGGAATAAGATAAAAGCATTCTTCGAAACAAGAGATCCTGGTGATCTCTCAAAGCATAGATTGTATTCAGACATGTATGAAGATATGCGGATGTAAAAAGTGCTTGACAAAAGATGCATAATGTAGTATAGTGTATCTATTAAATTGAAACAATAGAAGGATTTATGAGCGACAAGAAAATTGATGACAATTGGTATCCAGAAAATTTTGACTGGTATGCTAAGTGGGCAGCCACTGTCTTCATCTTAATCTCTGTTATGTTCAGAGGCGCAGGACCAGAATTTAGAACATTTGATCTTATTTCTGGAGTTCTAGGAACGCTGATGTGGCTTTGGGTATCGATAAGATGGAAAGATAGATCATTGATTATTCTTAATGCGAGTATGCTTATCATGTTGGGATCAACACTGATAAGAGAGATTTGATTAGATGGCGTACCGGTCCAGCCATGCCTAAAGATGCAAAAAGACCGTTTTCTGAAACGTCTCTTACTACGGGTCAGAGCATATAAATTAAAGTAAGATACGATCACGTTGGGTGTCGATGTGATAAGAGAATAATCTCCCGATTATAAGAGTGAGATAGGGCACCCCATTTTCTGACTCGCTGAGTAGATAATGCGCCTGTAACTCAGCGGATAGAGTATCGGTCTACGAAACCGAAGGTCAGATGTTCGAATCATCTCAGGCGCACCAATGTAGTATAAGGAGAAAACATGAGAGAAACATTACTTCAGGCAGTACGTGCCCACGCTATGGGTCATGTCCAAAAGCATAAAGCAAATGTCGAAGTCTTTTTGACAAACCCGGTTGGCGTAGGAGAGCATTCAGACTTGATCGATACAATCGAAAAAGAGCTGGACGAAATTGCTAAGTACAACGATCAAGTTG